AATAATATAGAGAGCCAATAACTGGTCCTGTAAGCCCTTAGGTAGTAGCTGAGAAGATTGTGGTGGTAAAACTAAGCAATGCACTTTGAACTAAGGCAAAGGAATATGTGAGGCTCTCTATATACAAAAGAAAGTAGAGGTAAACAATGAACATGTTTGTTCAATTATATATTGCTTTAAGAGCAATTAAAAAACGAGACAACGCTATTATAGATAATCTATTAGAAGAATTTACTGATTATGATGAAAGTCATTATAATAGACCATTGTATACAAGTAAACATTTAGCTCAAGCATTAATAAATAATACAGACTTTGATGTTGTAGATGTATTTAAAAATGAAACAGAGGTAAATGATAATGGTTTTAAAGCAGAAAAAGATTCTTACGAGTTCTGGTTTAAATTTAAAGATGTAAGAATTAGAAGACGTAAAATATATAGACTAGGCGATTATTATCTTAGAATAGTAAATAATGGTTATGGTAAGTGGACTAATAAATTTTACATTAAAGCACCTGTAGTAGAAGGTAATACACTTGTAAATACATATATAGCAGCATCACATCCACATATCAGTATGGGTATGCCATGCACATCTCAGTGGCAAGATGCTTTAACCGCTTCATATAAAGCTTATAACTTTGAAGGTTTGCTTAGTAAATATAAATTATATTTAGACAAATGGACTTATCAAAGCCCTCATCATATGCCAGAAGATATGGAACCAAGAATGAGAGTAGCTAATTCAGATATATTACCTAATATGTTTATGATGGACCAAGATGAACAGGTAGAATATCGATGGTTAGCATCAAGTCGATTAAATGATTTAGGTTACGAAAACCAAATGGAATGGAAGCATTATAAATATATAACTGCTAGACGAAAAATAGGCGAATCAGACCCTTTACCTAGATTAATGCATGCGTATTCTGTAGCTAAGGTACAACCTTTAAATAAACCACAAACATCAGGTGGTAATTTTTCGCGTAGTCTTACTTCTAAAAAATCAGCTGTTTTCTCATTATTTCATAACTTTGATAATTTCTGCAAATTACCAGATTATGCTAATATAAACGAAAATGAAAAGTTTGTTGTATGTTTTACATTTATAAATACAATATATGATAAAGTAGCTTGTAGAACTCCATACAAAGGTAGTTGGAATGATGAAAGACAAAACTATTTGCAAAATGTACGTAGACAAATAGATATTCAATCTATGCATGCTTTTAATGATGCAAAAGATGAGTATAATAGAAAATACAGCTATGCACCTGCAGTCTTTGAACCAGATGAAAAGTTAAGAGATGCTATACGCAGTTTAAGAACAGCAATTGATGATGGACTAAGTCTTTTAGATAATCTTAGAATTACTCTTCAAAATGGCTCATCAACAAATAGTCAAGACTTCAAAGACTTTTGGAATACACTTATTACAGAGTTAATTAGATATAAAGAAGAAGGTACTAAGTTTGTTGATTATCATGACATGTTAGATTTTGCTAACGAGTTAGAAATTGAAAATAAACAACTAAGTGCAACTGAAGTGTTTAATGAAACTAAAGACAGCATAGATGATATGTTTGCAAAGTATAAATACTTAACAAATATATCTTACGCAAAGAAACATAAAGAATATCTTCAATATATTGAAGCACATATAGAAAACTACGAACACGATAACCCACAAGAGAAAGAAGAGGTAAACAACGATGGCAACAACACTAATAATACCGAGGAAAGTACACCTGAAAGTACAACATCTGCTCAAGAAGTTTCCTAATACAGAATGGTCAGGTGTAGCATTTTATCAAAAAGTAGAACCAGATAAATCAGGATGGTCTAATACATGGCGTATTAAAGATTTTTATCCTATTGATTTAGGTGGAGCTGCATCAACAGAGTTTGATGGCGAACAACTACTTGATATGCAATGTAAAGCATATAAGGATAACAAAGAAACAAGAGAATGTTTAAAAGGTTTGATACACAGTCATCATGGTTTATCTGGTGGCGCTTATATTAGCGGTGTAGACAATAAACATTTAGAAGAAGCTGCTAATAATATAGGTTATCCTTCATTTGTTGTAGCGCATCCAGAAACAGGTAGTCCATTTGCATTTGCAGTTAGTTATACAAATCAATATAATAAACTAATGTTAGTAACTGACTATGAGAAAGCTTGTTTCATTATGGAGCATAACGATAAATACACACCTTCAGGTTTATTTAAAGAATGTGTCGAGTCTTTAGAAAAACAAGAAGAAGAGTCTAAGAAAAAAGTTACTGTTGTTAATAATTATTACAATGTAAACAGAAACTTTGGAAGACAAAGTCAAACTGCTTTATTTGATATTAGTCAATATATTCAAGAGTCAACAAGTATATTTCCAGAAATACCTGATGATTTAGAATATACTGAACTAAAGGAAAAATACGATAAAGCTATAACAAAAGTAACTTCAGTTTCTGTTCATCATCCTAAATTTGAAAAATATGATAGAATAGCAGATAACGCTGAAAAAGCTCTTGATGATTACATGGGAATGAATAACATTGAATATGAAGATGTTGATACAGGAAAGGTGGTGTAAATGAGTGACGATACAATTAAAATACCATTTACAGCTTTTAAAAAGTTAGTAAAGTCATTTGGTGAAGAATTGTTTAATAGAAGTCCTGATGCAGACAGAGCAACAGAACCTCTTGATGTACCATTTCTTGACCATATGCTTGAGCTTCAACATAATCATGATAAAAAAAAGGAGAAATAAATGTCTAATAGATTCTTAAGAAATAAAGACATAATAAACCAAAAGAATCTAGAAGAAGTCACTATTATTGGTGCTGGTGGTGTGGGCTCTGCGCTCATACTATCAGCTGCCATAATGGGCTTTAAAAAGATTCATGTTTGGGACATGGACGTGCTTGAAGAGCACAACCTTAGTACAACGATGTATCCACAGCAATATTTGGGTATGTCAAAAACAGAAGCATCTAAAGAGATTGTTAAATACTTTGGATGTGAGCACACAGAAATCATACAACATGGTGAATATAGCATTGTCGATGGATTGACACCATGCGTTATGATGGCTCCAGATAACATGGAAGTACGTAAGATTGTATATATGAATTGGTCTAGAAACCCAATGCGTACAGTTCTTGTTGACGGTAGAATGGGTGCATTGTCAATGGATATACATACAGTAACACCTTGGCGGGATAACTATCTAGAAAAGTGGCAACCTAGCAAAGATATAGCTGATTTACCTTGTACTGCAAAGCATACAATATTTACAGCTAATGTAATTGCTGGACTAATGTTGTCACAGATATTTAATGTCTTGCATAATAGGTCATACTATATGTATATTTATAAGTCGTTAGCACCTTATATCACACAAGAAGAGGGGCTAGTAATTCCAGAAACATACGGAGATAATAATGTTAAAGAAACAGAAACGCAAACCCGTGTCTCTGAATCCGAAAGTTCTTCTAATGTATGGAGCACCCAAAGTAGGTAAAACTACTATGCTCTCACAGTTAGATGACTGTCTGATTATAGACACAGAAAAAGGAACACATATGTTAGAAGCATATGTTCAAGAAGTTAATAACCGAGAAGAGTTAATCCAAACTCTTAAAGATGCTATGGAAGGTCATGATTTTAAATACATAGCTATAGATACTATTGATAAAGTTGTAGAATGGGCTGAAAAGGCTGTTTGTGCAGAGTATGAAGTAGCATCTATTGCTGACCTTACATTTGGTAAAGGTTATGCGTTGGCTCGTGAAAAAGTAATGAATACTATTAATGCTTTTAGAGACATCT